TGTTGGGTCATTCAATTGAAGCCATTGAGCTCCATCTGAAAACACATAACAAGAAACAGAAGTTCCATTAGCACCATTCTTAACGTAAGCTATTACGCCTTCGTTAGCTGTTGCTAATAAAGTTCTTGGGTTTGTAGTAGCAGCAGTTGATAATGTAGTTACATTACCTGAAGCAGCTATGAATGGAAGGTTTCCACCTTGCTGTGTATCTGTTGCTGCAGACCCTTGTGCGTTTACATTTGGTCCACCGATGAAGCCATTAAGTGCTACAACTGGACCTGTAAAAGTAGTGTTTGCCATATTTATATCCTCCTAATTATTTCCACATAGTCTTTAGGCCGTCGACTATACGCGTCTATGCAGAATTTTATGTATAGTTGTTAATTTATATATGAAATTATTAAAAAGTGCAAGGAATCCTTAGGAGAAAAAGCAGTTTCTAGCAATATTAAAGTTCTAATTAACCAGCGTAAAGATGTACTTCGTAATCTTTTTCGTTAGTATGAACTTTTGTCTCTTGTTCTCTGATAATAGATCTAATTACTTGTTTGATCTCATCACCTAGAACAGACATTTCTGGTGTTATTTGTCCTTTGTTTTCAAGAAACAACTCATTCCATCTAGACTCGAGTTTGAGTTTCTTCGCGAACATCACCATGTTGTCCTGAGCCATTGTAAACCTCCTCATAGGTTATATAAAAATCACTTACAGTACTTGTATATTGTAAATCATTTTTCTCCCATTTTATATCAGATTTTCCTAGAAAGTCAATGATATGTGGATTTAACTCATCAGTGTTGTTTATCTCTTTATCACTTTCAATTTCAAATTTTGTTTGAAGATATTTTGTAAAGATTTGTACTAAATATTTATGTGTCATGTTTTTCCTTTCTATCAAAAAGAAAGGGCCCGATCAAGGGCCCTTCCAAAATAAATACTTAATTAAATCAAGTATTAAGCACCTGGTGATCCGAAGATACCTCTGAAATCAGAGAAACCAAAAGAGTATCTCTCTCTTGCTTTGTATCTTACGTTACCAGTATCGAAGTCACCTTCCATTGCAGTTTTGATTGGTGATCTTACGAACATTTTCATACCATTAGGCACGTCTGTTTTGATAAAGAACGCGTCTGTGTCAGTTAAGAAATTGTTCACAGTGTAACCTTGTGGAACCATTCCCATGCTGTTGATCGCATTGATATCATTGTCCGCAGTACCAGTTCTTTGAGAAGATTTCATTAATCTTTCCGCTGTGAATTGTAGTTCACTTGGAATAATTAATTTCATTCCTCTCGCTGCAACTTTCAAGCCTCTTTCATCAGTGAACGCAGCAATATCAATTAATGCTTGTTCTAATGAAGTTTCATTTAAGTCGGCAGAAGTGCCTAACTCATTTGAAACTGTACCAGCGATTGTTGGGTGGTCAGTAGCACAAAGCTCTTTTCCATCACCGCCAGCAAAGCCTGAATCAAATGCATTGTTTAATACATTTGCTGCTTTTACTTGTTTGGTATTCGCCATAGATCTAGCTAATGCTTTTGTATATCTAGACGCAAGTCTGTCATACAAGTTATCTTCGATCGCTTCTTCAGTAATCGAAAATGCAAGAGCAATAGTCTCGTGCGTGTATCTGCTCGTGAAAGTTTCTTGTGCATTGTCAAAAGTCACGCCAGAACCTTCTGGTTTAACTTGTGCATTGCCAAAACCAGATAACATTACTTCTTCTTCAAAAGCTCTGTCAGATGATTCTGTGTCGAAAATTTCAGTATGCTGATTTTCATACCTTTTATACTCCAAGCCGAATAAAGCATTCAAACCTGGCTCTAGTTCTTTAACTAGTTGTCCTCTACTTATCGCCATAATTTATCTCCTTATATTCCGCTTGTAGTTTTTAAGTTATGTTCGTTGATAATTCCAACAACATTAACATTTGCTGCATAAGTAGTAGCATTTGCTAAATTGTTATTTTCATCATCTCTAGTAACTCCGATAACTTTTATTTGTTTTGCATTCGTAGTCATGTTTGTCATGCTAACTTCAACAGCAGAAATGTAGTTCGGTGAAGAACCAGCAGCATAAGTTGCTAAATCTGCGTTTAAGTTAATGCTAGCAATCGGCATGGCTGCGTCTGCTTGTATTTCGAACCTTTCATAAGGATCATCAGAAACAAATCCAACAATGTCTGTTGCAGTGTTAGATGCTTCTAAGTGATTTGCCCATGTAGGTTTCGAGCTTGATGAGTCAGTATAGAAAACACCATTAAGCGAACCTAGTAAGTTTCCACCTGCTCCGCCTACACCAATATAACCAGTAGCTAATGCTTGAACTGGATCATTTTGGTATATAGCCGAAGAGCTGGCTGCAATACTATATTCACTTAAACCTTGGTTATCTCTATTTTGACCAACTTTACCTATTGCTCTCAAACCGAAAGCGGCGTCTTTGTTAGTTGCCATAGTTTTTACTCCTTAGTTTTAGTTTATATTAAGTATCGCGGTAGTTGGTATTGCTAAAAAATTATTTTTTAGTACCACCAAAAGTTACGCGACTCTGTCGATCACTATTGATCGGCATACTTGGGTGTTGTTCCTTCAAAAGATCGTTGTTAACTGCTTCATCTCGATCTTGTACTTGTTTCTTAAAGTACGCATCACGTGATTTTGCGATCTCTTCCGGTATCCTTGCCAACACAAGGCCGCCTACTCCGATTACTCCTGCGTATTTTCCTTCAGCAACTTGCGGATAAGGGTGTTCCGGGTATTGATCTGCTCTTACGAGTTCCCATCCGGATCTAAGTTTACCTGACATGTTCTTTGTATCGTCCATACCAAGTGTCTCAGTTCTTATCCATCTATGCCTAAAACCATCTGGCGCAGGTGGTGCATCTAAAGATGACGGGGGAGTCCAGGTTGTAGGTCTAACTTCGTTAGATCTTGACTGACTCGCACGAGGGGTCTTATTTACTTTTTCGTTTTCCATATGCTTAAACCTCCTTCATGTGTTTTTTTTGTTTTGCATAATCTTCTAATGACACTCCTAATTTTTTGGCGATAGCAACTTCAGAAGGGGTGAGACTGATAGTTTTGCGACCTGTTTTTGTGCTTCGCGTCGCCGCCGCTACTGTTTGCACAGGCTTAGTCGTTTGAGCCTTTGTATCAGTAGTTGTATCAAATTTATGCGGAAATTCAAGTCTTATTCTTTTATCAATTTCAGCATAATATTCGTCACTATTAGCATCATAACCTTCAGCTTCCAATTTATTATGAATGTCAAAAGCCGTATAAGTCATTGCTGTATCACTACCAAACCACTTATTTTTAGCTCCCCATGACTCTGCACGAGGGTCTACATTTTGTTGTGTTGGTTGCTGTTGGTTAAAATTAGGAATTTCATCCTTCTTAGACTCAACTGCTTTTTGTGATTGTTCAGCCATTGACTTAGCTTCAGCAAGTCTAGATTCTTCATAACCTAATCTTGCTATTTCTTTTTGAGCTTCAACTTCTGCCGCAACATCATCATTAACTCTTGCTTGAGATAATTTTGTTTGTGCTGCAATTAGTCCAGCTTTGATAGCGTCTTCTCTATCTTTTACTCCAGCTTGTTCAACTGAAGAATATTTTTTAGATAAAGCATCTCTTTGTTCTTTTTGAACTCTTGCAAATTCAATAGCTTCATCTCTTTGTCTTTGTGCTTCTCTCCACTTTCCAGTAAGTTTAGCAATTCTTCTTTGAACGTCTTTAGAGTAATTCTCTAATTCTGTATCTTTTTCTTCTTTCTTTTCACTAGCCTCTTGCTCCTCGTTACTCGCTTCTGGCGTCGAGGGACTAGATTCTACTTCCTTGGTTTCTACTTGTTCTTCAGTTTGAGAATCATCGTTTAATTCGATTTCTTCTCCTGGTCCTGAAGTATCAATATCCACCATAGGAATATCTTTTTTTGCTTCTTCTTGCATAGTATCCTCCTATGTTAAATGTAATGCAACACAGATTCTGGATCTTTAACAGTACCCAAAACCTCGTCGTCGTTAAGAAGACGGACTTCTCCACCTTCTATTGGTAAACGTGATCCTGCATATCTTGCAAATATCACCCAATCTTTTTCTTTACACCAAGGACCTGTTTGAAATTTATCTTTGTCTTTATAACAAAGGGGTCCCATCTTTAAAACATAGCCACAGTTTGTAACCATTCTAGCTTTGTCTAAAGATTCTTGTGAAAATATAATTCCACCTTTAGTTTTTTCTTTTGGTGTAAAAGGTAAAACTAACATTCTCCATCCTGATGGTTCAGGTAACTGTTCCATCATTTCTCCAATGTTATTTTCGTCTAACCTTTTTGATTCTTCTACTGATTTTATTTTATCTTCCTCTTGATATTTTTCTTCAAGAGCTAGTTTCGTCTTCGGAATCTCTTTGTCCGAATCTGATGACGTTGTCTGGTCTTTCAGTATCATTTTTTTTATCCTCCTTTGGATTTAGCAGGTTTGATATTTCCTGATCTATTAATTGTAAGGCATGTGCCTGTCCTAGCAGATATTTATATTTTTCCATATCTGTTGCTCCTCCAGCCATCATAGTATCACCTATAGACTGATATGAAGTTCGTAAAATTTTTCTAATTGTGGGTATAAATGTTTCGAGTGAATGATCTGTCATTAGCAATTCCATTTTCTAAGACTTTTGTTAATCCTAGAATCTGGGTCGCGTGCGGTTTTTGCTGAAGTTAATCTTTTCTTCATACCTTTCATACGAGCGCAGAACGATTTTCTACGATTAGCAGCCTTAGAACCTTTCTTTAATTTAGACGGTTTAGTTGTTACAGCTGTTTTTAACTTTGAACCAGGATTAGCTGCTCTATAAGATGCAACTCCCTTTTTGTTCAAACCTCCTGACGGAGACTTTCCTTCTTTTCTTTGCCATGCAGCAGTTCTTGCCATTATATTAAACCTTTATAATATTTTCTGTAAGATGGATTACTATATGTTTTTCCATCAACATTCAAGTCGATGAAGCTTCCAATATAACCACCCTCAGCAGCTTTTTTTCTTACAATTGTTTTTACGTTAGTTGGTTTAGGGCCAGTATTACCAGCTGCTCTTTTTCTTTTTACTGCAGAAGCTTTTTGTGATGAAGACATTGATTTTGCTTTTGCAAGTGGAACACATTTTGGATATTTTCTTTTAGAGCCTTTTGATCTACCACACGGTTGATACTTACCATCTTTTTTAGGTGCTCCTATGTCTACCCATTTTTCTGATACCCACTTACGTAAACCCATTATTTTTTCTTTTTAGTTTTTTTCTTTCCACCTGGTTTTATTTTACCAGAACAAACTGCTGATCCATACATATTAGCATATGCTGATGGGTATACTTTAAATTTTCTTTTAGCAGCAGCTTTACCTTTTGCACAAAGTTTAGCCATGATTAGTGTCTTGCTTTACCCCATCCTTGTATTTGGATAGATTTCTTTTTACCTTTTGGATTACCTACAGTGTCAACTGAATCATCAGCTTTAACTTCAACAGGTCCACCCATTGCAAATACGCCTCTACCTTTTAAAATATCAGCTTTAGTTACTTTTCCATCTTTGTTTAAATCTGGAAATGATTTTTTTTTCTTCATTTTTTTCCTCCTCTAAATATTTGTGTTCCTTTTATACCATAAATACTCGCAACTACAAGTATCCAAAGATTAGTAAACCAAGAAGGGAGTTGTGAGAACATTTCGAAGAACAATTTTACCTTATCCATTGCTGCTGGATCATCTGAAATGACTGCCCACGCTAAAATTGCTATCGGTGCTGACAAAATTATTAAAACTGCCTCGTCCTTCCAGTCTGAATCTCTAGATTCTAGTAATTTTCCTTGGTAAGCCTCTT